TTATCCATAAACTCAATCGTTTGTAGAGTAGATTTATTAGGTGCAAACTTATCAACGATTGGGCCAAGTTTTAAATAGATTGAATCGGTATCGGAAGCAATAACATAATCTTTATCTGATTCTAATAGTTTATTCATCCAACTATTAAGTTTATTTTCTATCCAACGAATACTTAATTGACCGGCAGTCGTGACACCAAGAGCCATCCGTAAATCGTAGAAACGGAAATACTGACTACCCAAAGCACCGTAAGCAGAATTGAGGGAAACCTTTTTCGCCAGTTGGATGTTGTTGTATTTGGCAATTCGTTTTTCGATTTCGTAGAGTTTGGTTGTATCTTTTTCATTTTCATATTCCTGTTTTGCCTGTAACATTAATTTTTTAAACTTCTTACGATCTTCATACATTTCTTCCATCATTCTAGGTAAAAAACCTTGCATGTCTGTACGGAAGAATTGACCGTTAGGTGTTAGTGTTGCATTTTGTAGTTTGGAAGTATCTACCTGTTTATTCAACATTTTCTCAACATTTACACCAGAAGAAAGAATCTCACGCATATCATCTGTATAATTCTCAGGTTGAATTAGAGTTTCGGGTGAAATGTTATATTGCATCATTAAATGTGGATACAAACTATTCAAGTCAAATGAGGCAACCCAATCATGCTTGCCAACTTGAACTTCTTTAACATATGCACCTTCAAACATTCCATCTTTTTCTTTTACTTCTCTTGGAGGAACAATGATGCCCTTCTCAAGGAGATAAGCATATGTCATTGAATCCCACATACGAGTTTGAGCAAAGATATCTTGAAAGTTTGTTTTGGTATCATAAGCCAGAGTTACTCCTAATTCAAGTAACTTTAACTTTTCTTCCAGTTTGATAATGAGTTCAACGTCTTTAATGTTATATTCAATAAACTTTTGATGGTTCAAACGATATAGAGCATGAAGATTATCAAATTCATCATACGAGATTTTGCCTTCACCCAATTCAACTTGAGCAATGGCATCCAAACGATAGGACTCTTGTGACTTTCCACCAGGAGCATACCATTTGTAGAGTTCAATATAATCGAGTGATTCGATACCCATCAAATTATAAGCAATCAATGGCCGACCATTAACCATGGTCTTTCTTTCAGAGATATAATTCCAAGGAGATAATTTCTTAGTGGCATCATCACCAAGAATCTTTTTGAATCTGTTAATAATGTAAGGTTCATCAAAGAACTTGGTATTCCAACCTGTTAGAATATCAGGTGTTTTACCTGTCCACAAAGACATAAACTGTTTGCATAAAGAATATTCATCTTTACACTTCACATAGATTTCAGATCCTTGAGTTACATAATCACCACAAGCAAACACATAAGTTTCACCATTAAGATATTTGATACAAATGGCCGTGATAGGTTCATCTGCTTTATATGGATCAGGAAATCCATTCTCAGAACCTACCTCAATATCGATTACAGCGATTAGTAATTTATCAAAATCATAATCAACCATACCGTGATGTTGATCGGCAATAAAGGCATATTCAAATCGATTTTGACCATAGATTTTAAGGGCATTGGAAACGCCTTCAAATTGTTTGATAAAATCCTTGGCTTCACGAATGGTACCAAAGATTTTTTGATCGAGATAATCACCCTCTAGTGAAGTGAAATTGGTGATTTTTTTGGAAGGCAGAAAAAATGAAGGAGAATATTCAATCTTCTCTTTCACTCGTTTACCATCTTTAATGCCTCGGTAAAGAATATGATTACCGAAGCTTTGCACATTTGTATAAAAGGAACTCAAATTAACCTGTAATAATTTTTGGTGTTGATGGAACAATCAATCCAGTACCAAAGATTTGATCATAATTCTTAACAAAATCTTCTTGTGGAACATAGGAGTATACTACATGTTTCTTAGCAAAGGCAATAGTGGTACCTATTTTTTGTTCAGCATGGAGTGGGAATGGAGAGAATCCAACGCTAGGTTGACCATCTTTACCACGCACAATCGTAACTCCGACTGGATTTACTAAAACAAATTCTGTTTCAGATTGTGATTCAATTTCACCAAGAACCTCTTCATTAGTGATTAATTTCAATACTAATACTTCCATGATACCTCCAGAACGGTTAAAAACGTTTTAAAAATAAATACATATGTAAATGATTTGATTATACTTTAATATCTCTGCCATGTCAACCTGACAATTGGTATTCTTCATTATCTCCAAACAACAAAACTAATACGGATGGTATAGGTGGAAACCTTTATCAAAAATAAATGTTAAAAATAATGAACTTCAATAAATGGCAAAGTAAATTGGTTGTATTGTTTGTTACCAGTTTAATTGCTACCACCGCTTTCTCGGATCCTATTGTAACGGATTCTACATCAAGAAGCTACTCAGATTCAACCACTACTGTAAAATCTCCACCACCAACAGCGGTGGCACCACCAGTTACCGTCATTAACTCTGACGTTTGTGCAGTCGGTTATTCTGGTGCAGCACAAACACAAATATTAGGTATTGCTTTTGGTGGATCAGTTACCGATAAAAATTGTGAACGATTAAAACTGGCTCGTGGCATTTATGACATGGGTATGAAAGTGGCTGCTGTTTCCATTATGTGTCAAGATGAACGAGTTTTTAGTGCTATGATGAATGCTGGTACTCCATGTCCAGTTGATGGTAAAATTGGCGAACAAGCAAAAGTAATTTGGGAATCTGAACCAAATCGTCAACCACAAAAAATCAAGAGCAAAGAGTGAAAAAATTATTTGTTGCATTGGTTGCTTTTTTAATAACAGAATTCAGCTGCGCAGCCGATGCACAAACTTCCGGCACAGCAACTGCGATTACTACATCCGGTACATTAGCTATAGTTGATACTACGGGTACATCAACTGTAATTACCAAAGGAACGGCAATTACTATGACCGGCACTTCAGCTTTAATTGATTATACTACAAACACTAGTAATATTACAAGCACTAACACTTCAAATATAATTAGAAGTATTGAAGCCGGAATATCTTCATCATTATGCACATCAAGTCCACTTTCCGATCCAAATTGTCCTGGATATGCAGCTGCAAAAAAACAGATGTATTGCACCTCATATCCACTTTCGGATCCAACTTGTCCCGGATACGCACAAGCATATCTTGATTCACAATGTATAAAAGATTCTCTTTTTAGCACACAATGTAAAGGATATGCTACCGCTTATGCTGTTAAATATTTAATGCCGGTAGATACAACCATATCAAGCGCAATCAATAATACATTATCTACAACCGCTGTTACCAAAGCAAATGATCCAGCAAATACAATAGCTCAACCAAATTCTACAGTATCAACTACAACTCCCACAACAAGTGTAAGTTCTGATGGTACTGTATCGACAGGTGTTTCTAAAACTGGAAACACTACGGTTGATAATGTTATTACTCAACCACCAACAACTTCTGTTTCTCCTTCTTCTCAAACTTCTGTTGTTAGAACTGCACCACCTCCAGCAGCTGCGCCAGCTGTAGCTCAATCAGCACCACAACAACAAAATAATCAACAAACAAATCAAGGTGGTCCACAAGGTGGTCAACAAGATCAAAAAACGGATCAACCCAAAACTGCACGTCAAGAAATACAAGAACGTAGGCAAGAAGCAGCAAAAGCACAGGCTGTGGAACAAGGTAAAGATATGGCTAACAATATGGGTAAAGCTCCTGATATGGAACGTCAAAAACAAATTCAAAATATTGTTATTCAAGCAATGTCATTTACTCCAGGTTTTGATGCTTATAAGATAATGCTGCCTGATGTTGCAGGATACAAACCACATTCAATTTATACAAATCAAACAAATGTAGACAATAGGTCCACAGGAAGAATTTTTGGAAGTACAACCCAATTATACGATGAAATGATTAACCGTCAATACAAATAGGAAATTAAAATGGCAGATATTAAAAAAGAAGAAGAAGTAATTAAGGTTGAAATACAAAAAGAAAAAGTCAACAAAGAAGCATATGAATTAAGTATTGCTGGTTTTAAATTAAAATTAAATAGTGCATTCTTAGCAATGGCTATTCCTATTGCCACTACTTGTGGTGGTGCCCTTTGGGGTGGATTTGTTTTCTATCAAGATTATTTGAATATGAAAAAGAAAATAGAAACCTACGTAACACCAGATTTAACATCTTTTGACAAACGATTAACCGTTATTGAAGAAACTGGTCAAAAAACCAATGATTATACAAGAGATATCAAAAATGATATTAAAGATGATATTCGTAAATTGGAAAAAATTGTTGAACAGGTTGAACGTACCAGCAAACAAAATCAACGAGAAATTGATCAAGATGTTCGTCAATTAAGAAAAGAGATGGACACCAAGATTCAAAAAGCTTTAGATAATCCTTTATCAGGAAAATAATTTATTGGAGCGGGAGACCGGGTTCGAACCGGCGACCTCGACCTTGGCAAGGTGGCGCTCTACCAACTGAGCTACTCCCGCTTTGTAACGGATGGAGCGGGATATCAGAATCGAACTGATGACCGAAGATTGGAAATCTGCTGTTTTACCATTAAACTAATCCCGCATCGATAAATCATAATACTACATTGTAATGATTTTGTAAAGCATTAAATAAACTTATACCGAATTACTTGATGTATTAGAAGATTGTCTAAATTGATTCTCACGTTCAATGCGCAAAAATTCTTCATCTTCATTTTTTGAATCTTGAATGTCTTTAGGATCAGGTAGTGTCATCTGCCTCTTCCACTTCTACGAATAGCATTAAACTTTTGAACAGGTGCAGCAGGCCTTGGTTTAGGCGCTGCTGCTTTCTTGGCCACAGGAACATTTGGTACTAATGGTTTCTTTGCTTCTGCCATAACATCTCCTTATCATAAAATAAACTCAAGCTTATTTATAATTCGGATTGGGTGGTGTTAAATGAAGTACAAGATGAAGTTAAATTTGACATAGCATGAACTAGTTGTTCGGTAGTTGTATAACGACACATTTTACCGGCACACTTATCACAAAGTTCCTCTTCTTTGTTTAATAAATCCAATAATTGTTGTCGTGTATTTAAAAAGACCGAATAACCTTGGCCTTTTAAATCAAGTGCTGAGTTTGCTAAGTCATCGGCTAATTGCATTACTTTTTGAACATAATCATTTAGGTTACCTTCATGGTCTTGTCCAGTTTCAATAATCATTTTGTTTAGTCGTTTGGTTTTCATATTTAATTCCTGTCACATTTGATTTAAAATCTCGGTTAAATTTAACCGATAGAATCAATATACTCTCTATAAGTAATCCTGTCAACGAGTAAAAAAAATGTTTTAAATCAAAAACTTAACATAAAAAACCTAATTGATTAGGTATAAGATGCTGGTCAAATTTTTGGTATACTTTAACTCGTACCACTTAATTGAAAGTGCCATTTCTCCCAACCATGCTTGGTGACGTAATCAAAAGATATCCAGCAATAACCATTATTTCCCCAATCAATCCCGTAACTATTCTTAGCCAAAAATTGTTGATACTTTAAACTATAACCCATTAAACAGATTGCATGGCCGCCAGTAGGAGTTTCATCTTTTTCCGGCATATGCACCACAGAATCACCCATACTTAAATTTTTAAATGACGGATAAACTTCCATGCCAAGTAAAACTGGATTACCATCACTCAATATATTTAAAGTATCGGTGATGGTATCCAAATATTCGTAAGTTAAAATTTTTCTTTTAACTGCATCATCATATGCTTCTTGTGTAGGTTTCACATTAAACTTTTCAGGATTGTAAGGCCATAAAGATTCTGAACACACACCATGTTTTTTTAATGATATCATACCATCTTCAAGGATGGCACCAACATCGCAACATTCCATTTCTTCCAACAGTCGAGTATTGTAATAAACAAATAAAGGACTTAATATGGTAAAGTTTTCTGGTGAATATTTTTTAAGCATTACCTCATAAGCACCGGTAATAGCTTCACCTTCACAACTACCTAAATGCATTTGATTTTTGATTGGAGAATCCCATGGTCGTAAATCAACTTCCAGATTTAAAGGTACTTGTTCTTTATAGTTCATATATTTTTTCAACTGGTGTTTTATCTCTAACAAAATTATACATGGCTTGTGCTCGAATCAATATTTCATCCACATTAGGTGGAGTGTCATATTCTTCTAAAGCTATTTCTTTTGCCATTCGTAATAATTCCATTCTGACTAAACTAACATTCTTATACATGATATTATCCTTTTATTAAATGATGCGCCATTGTCCTGCACGGAACACAACAGATAAACTACCATTGGTACTTAATGATTTTGAATTTGATCCATCCAATTTTTGTCCTCCAGTACCTTGAACCGTAACTGATCCGCCAGTATCTTCATTTTTAACAATGTAAGTTGTACCAGTAACACCAGTTGGCAATGTAATGGTAGCAGGTGCATTAGTAACGCCAATATAATCATCGTTTGCGGTTGCCGTATAAGAACCATTGGCACCAAA